CAATTAATGTTAATCACAAAAAAGCTGTTGTTTTATTGGATATGAATAATACTTTTTTTAATATAAAAAATTATATTAAAGAAAAATATCCAAAAGTACCAATAGAAATAATTAACGAAGGAATGGGGGATAGATAATATGAAAAAGAAAATAGAAAAAAAGAAACCAACAATAAAAGATAAATATAATAAAAAGTTATCAAAAAAACTTAAAGAAAAATTTTCTGGTATCAAAACCAAAAATATGGGTGATGGTATGATGGAAATATCTTTTAATTAATCTTTATTATCTGGGGGTATAACTTCTGTTATATCCTCAGATACATCAATAATATTATCTTCTTCACTCTCCCAAGAAATAGTCATTTTAGAATCAATATTTTGTTTAATAGGTTTATTATCAGAATAAAGATCTGTTAATTTATTAGCAAGAAAAGTTATAAATTTTGTTTTCTCTCTTATCCATAAGATAGCATTTGGATTTTCAACTTCTTGGTATTGAAAAATCTGTAATAATTTATCAATTAAAGTTTGAACTCCAATTTTTCTAGCTTCAGTTATCTTGATGTCTAATTCTGTGTTTTTTTTTAAGTATCCGTAGAACTTCATCAAACTGAACGGATATTCCTTTCCCTCCAGAATTTCTGTAAGGGTTTTTCCATTTGCTAGTTGCTCGCAGATTGTATCGGCTTGGTCTATTGTTATCAATTCCTGGTTTGATTTTTTCGTAGTAGTAATTTTTGAGTTGTTCATCTGTATAATTCCTAAACTGTAAGAGGGTCTTTAATTGTTTTATTCTTGTTTCATGAGTATAATTTTCCTTTTTAAATCCCTTAACATTTTGATAGCCATGATACTTACACTTGTATGTATTATTTGCAAGTAAATAGCCTTTCATTTTACATGGTATCTTTAAACCAAGTCTTAACCCAGCTCGAGTAAAACCTTGACAAAATACCTTACGCATGGGTCTGCCTGGCATTATTTTGGTTCTCCTTTCCAATTTAAATTGTTTCTTTTATTGTATTCAACTTTAGCCTTATAAAAAGGATTAGCTTTTTTCTTTTGGTTTTTTAAGTTTGTCAACGCAGCTACAATTTTATCTCCAGATACATAGGTTTTACCCTCAGAATCTTTTTTCCTTTCAATAGCAAGTTTGCAATAATAAACATTAGTTTTATCATTTTCTAACTCTTCCAAAGGTAGCTTAGATAGTTGATCTACAATCCTTTCCTTATCACCTGCAAATCTCTTTAAAATATTACTTATATTATTAATATATAATGCTTCTTTAAATATAGTCGTATTACGGCTATCTGGTGATGGTTTTACGGCTATCTGAGAAGCTGAGATAGGTGTATTATGGCTATCTTGATATGTGTTTTCAGTTTTAAGAAATACCTCATTCACAATATAAGTTTTACCAGATCTACCTCTAATAGATTTAACAATATTAAGTTTGTTTAAAGTTTCTAAACATTCTTTAATTGTGGTCCGACACAAACCCGTATCTTTATGGATTGTTTCATGCCTTAACCCAGCTTGATACCCATTCTTTTTCCAAGCATATTTCATAACAGACAAAAATACATTTAAACAATAAGACTTTTTAACTCCGTCTAAAATATTCATGTGATGATATAATTTATAAGTTATATGTAGAAATCCTCGTGATGTGTTCATTATTTTCCTTTTCGTTTGGTTGATTTACATAGTGTTTTGTGGTGGTCGTGCAAAGATCTTAATATTTCTACCCATTCATTCTCATTCATAAGCTGAAATTCTGTCTGAGAGCTACGTATACGCTTGATCCTAAAGGTTAGGCTTGTGTGGTCCAGTTCTTTATAGAACACTAAAAAGCAGGGTATGTTTAAGCGACTAGCTATGATCTTTGATAGGGTTGTAGCCTTCCAAGTCTGACCCTTATCATAACAAGTCTCAATAATAGCTAATGGCTCATAACAATACATACAACATTCAACTGAATCTACATCAATGTAAGCAATGCCATCATACTTTCTGTGCCAATCAGAATATGAACCATTACTGAAAGCATAAATATCTCTAGCCATTATTTTTTTAATCTTTCTCTTAATTTTTGAATTTGAAAATCTTTTATAGTTGCGTGAGTTTCAAGAAGATCTATTTCTTTTTTTAATTTTTCTATTTCATTTTTTAACTTTTTAACTTCTTTAAGATCAACTTCATCAAATATTCCAGAATATGTCATTTCAAACGCTCAATCTTTTTAACTACAGATCTAGGGTAAGCAGTAATATTACCAATAGATAATTTATCTCCATCAAAAGTGAATGAAGTAAAAATTTTAACTACTTTAGAATCTTTATAATATAGATAACCAATATCCTCACACCAGGAATAGCTAAAATCATCAACGTCTTTTAGATCATCATACCATTGTGATGAGCTACAAATATCAACCCAAATTATTTTTACCCTTTTATATTTTAATTTATTTTTCAACATTTTTCTTTCCGTTATATAATTAAAATTATCCGTTGACAACTAATTAAAATCATTGTAATTGTTAAAAAAAAACGAAAAGGAAAAAAATGGAAGATAAAATAAAAAAAGCATTTTCAATATTTAATGGTGGTGAAGGTTTAGATCATTGGTCGTACTCATCAACATCAACTCCGTTTGCAAAAAATTTAATTGGTTATACTTTTCCACAAGAAGTTAGAAGGAAGTTTGCATTCAGATACAAAGCTAACTTTGGAAACCTGGTTAACAATGTGGTCCAGAGAATGATCGCAGATGTTATTTATAAAACAAAAACAATTAAGCAAGATGAGTTTACAGAAGAAGAGAGAAGCTACCAAAATTGTTTTAAAAAAGAATTAGAAGCAGTAAATAAGAATCCACCAGTAGATGAAAAAGATAAGTTTGGCAGGGAAGCTATGTTGAAGTTTGCCGAAGATTGTATTCCAATTACAAGAAAGGTTGTCCAGGATATTATTGGTAAAGATAAATTAGTTTGTGAAAGGTATGTAGAGAAAAAAGAATTTAATCAAATCAAACCTACGATTGGTCGTATAGATTATGAAAGCAAAACAAAATTTATAGAATTAAAAACTAAGCCACCAAATTTAAGAAAGGTAAAAGGTAAAGAAGAGTGGAATATGATCACACAAGATTTACCTAGTGAACCTACACTTGAGAATTTAACACAGACTTCGTTCTACTACATGACTACAAAAAAAATACCACACTTGGTATATGTAAATGACAAAGATTATATTATTTTTGATCAGAGCCATGAGTTGATGAAGGCAAACCATCTAGAAGATCTTTATTACAAAATGGTAGATAAGATTCTACTGTGGGAAAAGATGATTATGTTTTGTGAAGGTAAACTTGAAACATTAGCAATGATGATTGAACCACCAGATCTTAATCATTTCTTTTACTATAAAGATTTAGCAGATGAACAAAAACAACTAATAACTAAACTATGGGGAATAAAATATGAGTAGAGAAACAAACAACATATATAAAATGGAGAATAAAAACATGGGAAACATACACAAAAAATTATACAACGCTTGTAATACTGCAAGTGGTGTTAAGAAAGCAAGCAAAGTTAAAGGTATGCCTTTTAATCCTTTATTGCATGATGACGTTCAAAGAGTTGCAATGGCAGCTCTATTAGAAAATGGATTATATCCAACTTGTAATTACATTACAGATGTAACAGACAAGTTTGTAGTCGTAACTTGCACCATGAAAATAACTGACGTTGATGAACCAAACAATTTTATTATAATTGATGGTTGTACTGCAATGGGTGGATTAGATAAATATGGAACTGGTCAAGCAATGTCATATTCTAAAAAGTATGCTTTTTTAAATGCACTCAATCTAAAAACAGGAATGGATTTAGAGGATGGTTATAACGCCAAACCATTTAAACAAAATTCTTCAGAGCCATCTGTAGAAGCCGAACCACAATATGCTGATGACAGTATAAATGTGGAAGAGATAAAGGATGAACTTAAAAATACTAAAACTTTAACAGAGTTCAATGCTGTTAAGGCTAAGTATAGAGAGCAAGTTCAATATCTCATTAAAAATAATTTGCGAGCATACAGACAAGTCTCAGACGTTGCTGGTACTCGTGAGTTACAAATCAAAAATAATCAATCATAAAGATTGATATAACTAAGGAGTAAATAACATGGATAAAATATACATTAACTTAACAAAGAACCCAGATTGGAAGTCTCCTGCAGACAAAGTTCCAGTTTATATTGGTCCAAAAAACATGAAACATCCAGACAAGAACTGGACAGTTGGAGTAAATGTTAATGGTCAATGGTATAACCAAGCTGCGTTTCCATCTAAAGATCAAGATGGTAATGTCAAGGAAGGTGAGTTGACAATAATTTTAACACCTAGTGGAGCAGGCAAATCTAGTAATAATAGTTTTGCAAGCGAACCAAAAGATGCTAATAACGAATATACTTTCTAATTAGTTAGAATGTATCAAGCAGGGTGGGTTTTTTTCCCTTTCCGTTTTACCCACCTTGCTTAAAAAAGGATTTAATATGGATGACAATATAAAAGAACCACCACACTATACTGCTAACAAAATTGAACCTATTGATTTTATAATTCAAAATGAATTTAATTTTTGCGAAGGTAATGTAATTAAATATATTTCTAGATATAAAAGAAAAAATGGTATTGAAGATTTAAAAAAAGCTAAACAATATATAGATTTTTTGATCAAAAAAGAAGTTGAAAAAGGTACAAAAGAATGACAAAATATATTCGAATCAAGAACGGAGAATGTAGTTTTACTATAATCGAAGAGTTTGATTCAATAGAGAATGCTGCAAATAGTTCCAATGAAGGGATTAATGCAGAAGTAAAGATCGAGAATATTAAACTCGATTTTACAACAGTAAAGAAGGAGCATGATGGAAGACATCAAAATGCGTCTGCAGAAGCTAAAGGATCTTCAAGAGAAGAAACACAAGAAGTATCTGGAAGCCAAGCACAAAGCAAATAAGTATCAACAAGATTCTTATAAATTGTTTTGGCAAATAGAAAAGACGCAAGAACAGTTATTATCATTTAAGTAGATAGTAACTAAGGGTTGAAAAAAAACGAACATAAACTGTAGGGGATCTATGACCATAAATATAAGTCAATACTATAACACTCACAAAAAAAATTTAAATCAGAATCACTTTATCTATAAAGTAAAGAAAGCATTCTACCTTCTAACAAACCATGAAGAAAGATTATATGAGGTAGGGTTTTCAGAAGGGTTTTTATATGCAGCAGAAATGCTACAGAAGAAACCAATAATAGATAGCAATGTTAAACATAAAGTTGGTATCAAATATAAAAATGCAAACATAGAAGTTGTTTCTAAACTTGTAGATAAAGTGTGTGAAAAATATACTGTTAGCAAGCACGATGTGTTTAGCAAAGGTAGAACTACAGATGTAGTTAGAGCAAGAAGCATTGTCTATAATCTTTTACATGAAGAATATAATGTAAGCGTATCTTCAATGAGTAGAGTATTTAACCAGGATCACACAACTGTATTACATTCTCTTAAAAATAAAATAGAGAAGAAACGATATTGGAATCCTGGCAATACTATTTGGGAAGAGTTTGAAGAGTTAAGAAAAATTACTTTTTAAACCCAGACTTCATATTCTTATAAGCCTTTGCAGTAATAGTTGATTTCTTTTTAGTATTAGAAGTACCAGCTTTTTTCTTCTTGTTTATATTATAATACAAACCTTTTTTAGCCATCTTACCAGTAGCTGTCTTGTGATAACCTTTTTTCATGTTGCTCCTTATGTTGTTTAATATTTAACTCACAATAATTGTCAAAGCAAGAACCTTCTTTCCCATTATGACAAAAATATTTTTTCTTTGCAGTTACAATCCATCCACCCATATTACTCATGAGCTGCTTCTTACAAGTCTCGCAAACACCACAAATTAATATATGTTCTTTAGGTTTCTTCCAGGTTTTCTTCACTTCTTTTTCTTTTTCTTCTTACTAAAGTTAGTAAAATCCATAGTAAAAATATCTTCTACTTTTTTAAACTGATCATCTATCCAACTAAAAAGTTTATAAAACATTCTATCTAACATTTCCATCTTCTTCTTGCCTGTCTTATTCTAGAGTTAGGATCGTTTCTTGTTTTAGCTGACGATCTTTTAAGTTGACCAAGAGATCTAGCACAATAACTTTTTCTACGTTTGGCAGCAACAGATCCTGCTTTAACTTTACCAGTAACTGCAGTTTTTAATTTGCTACCAGGATTGGCTCTTCTATATGCTTTAACACCTTTAGCTGTCATGCCAGCTCCAGACTTTGTGGGTCTGTAGTTTGCGTTTTTACCTTTAGTGGTTTTTCTTATAGCCATAATTAATCACTTCTAACAGAATCTATAAAATTATAAATTCTTCCTATTTGTTTATCAACATTCATTATTTCTTCTGACAACATACCAATATGAATTTGTAATTCAACAATAGTAATTAATACATAAGTTGATAACCCTAAAAGGATTGTACCTAGTAAAGCAATCAATGCTGTGTTGTGTTGTCGTTTCATTTTGCAACTTTACCTTTGTTGATTCCTTTTTTAATTACATAATCTTTAGTACCATTAGCACCATGATTTACTTCTTTTTTAAGAAACTTAAATAGATTCATTTCTTTTAATTTCTTTTCAGTATGTTTTATAAAACTTTCTAATACTTTATTGTCTCTCATTTGCTACCACCTATGTAACCACCTATAACACCAATCAATCCTGTAACTGACATCTTCATAAGTGTAATGACACTTTCATCTACAGGTCTATTTTCTTCTAATGCTACCCAATAATCTCCTATGATAATAACACCCAAAAGTATTAAGACACCACTTGTGATTAATAAAATTACAATGTCTTTAAAGTTTTTAATCATTTTCCTTGACCCAAATATCTGTTAGTATTTTTCTGTCTCTTCTCATGTTTACTCATAGATTTTTTGTGCTGACCTGGACCACGTTTCTTAGGTTTCTCACGAGGAATAAAGTGTGTGAACTTTTGCTTAGCCATTACTTTTTCTTTTTGTACTTAGGTTTCTTTTTCTTCTTACCCATTTGCTGAGATAGAAGTGTAGGTTTCTTTTTACTGTACTGTGATACGAACATTGTTGGTGCTTGGTTACTCATATTATTTCCTCTTAATTAATTCAGTTCCTTTAATTCCATAGATTGCACCTATAACAGATACAAATAAAATTTGAAACCACATTGGTAGTTCATTGAAGTATTGAAAGAATAGATCTAGC